AGGATTTTCCGCGAAGTGCTGCGACAACTCGCAGAGCGGCCGGGTGGACGGTACGGGCAACTCATCCACGCCACCGAAGCGTTGCAGGACGAGGGCGACGACACCTACATCCCGTCTGGCCTGCGGTCGCAGTTTGCTTTCCCGATCCCCGAGATGTTCGGCGGCGTGCCAGCGCCCGGCACGCAGACCTACCTCACCGACATCGACGCACCGGGCTTCGACCAGATCAACATGGTAGAGACTCCTGCCACGCTCGGCGGTGCTGCCTCCGGGACGGCCCGGCAGATCGCCATGCAGTTGCATCCGCTCGCTCGGATGGGGGCGGAGTTTGCGTTCGGCAAAGACCTGTTCACGAACCGACCCGTTGCTGAAGCCACCTCCAGCCTGGATGCCATCGCCCGTGCTGTGAGCGGCAATCCGTACGCCGATGTCCCCGCGATCATCGACAAGCCCGTCGAGGCGCTGCCGTTCGTGGGCCGTCCGCTCTACGTCGCACGCTCGCTGCTCGATGATCGGGGCGGGCAGTCGCTTCAGCATCGCGTCGGCAAGACGGCACTGAACGCCCTGTCCGGAGTCAAGGTCCGGGACGTGGCCCAGCAGGACGTGCTGGCTGACGCCATTCGGCAGATCGAGGAGTCCATCGACCCGTACACCCGCGAGTTCCAGCAGACCTACATCCCCGAGCACCTCCAGCCTGGAGTGCCGCAGTGGGCGTTGCAGCGGATGGCCGTCTCCCGAGCGCTCGGACGCGAACGTCGCGAAGCACGGAAGAAGACCGGCGAGAAGGCGAAGAAGTCCAAGAAGCGGAAGTCCGACACCACCGCCATCTCGCTATTTGAGTAGGGCAGGCACGGACGGAATGTCCCGCCGTACCTGCGACCAGTCGATGTAGCACCGCTCCGCCAGTCCCGGCGTCTTGTGGCCGAGATGCAGCCGACCCTTGCCGGGATTCTCCATCTCGATGTGGGTGGCACCGCTCCGCCGCAGCCACTTCGATGAGCCCGAGAACTTGATGGAGCGCAGGTACTTCCGCATCCGCCGACGACCCGAGTTCTTCGACATCACCCACCCCAGCACCCGCCCGTCCGGAGATCGCTCCAGCATCTCCTGGACGGCCAGCAGGCAGGGCTGGCTCATGGTCTTGACGTGCGGCTCGCCGGTCTTGTGCTGCGACCAGCGGACGGCTCCGGCCTCAAAGTCGAAGTCATCTTGCCGCATCTCCCACAGATCGCCCTGCCTCGCACCAGTTTCGTACCCCAGCAGCATCCAGCACCGGAGGAAAAGCCCGACTGTCACCCGCTTTCGCCGCACCTCTTCGGCGAGGGCGAACGTCCCCTTGACGGCCGTACAGCACTGTTCTATAGTCCACGCCCTAGTCGGACGCCGGGCGATTTTGATCTTGACGATTCCTCGCGGCGGACGATCAACTACTTCGGTTTCGTAGGCCCACTTCCAAATGCCCACGAGAATCGCTCGCTCGGTCGCTGCGGTAATCGAAGCCACTTCGGCCAGTCGCTTTTGCAGGTACAGGTTGATGGCCTCGACGGACAGCGTGCGGCAGGCGGAGCAGACAGCACGGACGTTTTTGGCATAGTCGGGACTGACGCATCGGGACCGCAGGTAGCGTTCCACCAAAACAGGGAGGTTCTTGGACATGGTTGCCTCGCTTGATTCGCGGGATGCTTTGGCGGATCGCGGCACCGTTGGTGACGGTGGTGCATCCGGCAAATCCGGAATCCCTCAAACGGAGCCCCTACAAGCAGCATGTACGGCCCGTGATTCCGGGCTGTCCACGAACCATGTAGGGGCCGTGATTCTGCGTGGAGAAGCGAACGCAGACTATCACGCCAACGAAACGCACAGGTCGTGCAGCCGAGTCAAAACGCTCCTTGACTCACCTGTCCTGTACGACCAGCGGTACATCGCCAAGACCCTGCCACCGTTCTCCAGCAGCGCCACCGATCACGGCACGCTGCTGCACTCGTGGCTGGAACTGGGAGACGACTTCCTTGAGTCGCTGGTCGTTCCTCCGCCTTCCACCCTAACCGCCACCGGGCTCGTAGGCAAAGAAGCGGAAAAGTGGGCCAAAAACGAGGCTCCGGCGGGTGCTCTCGTCGTGTCTCCGAAGGAGCGGGCCCAGATCATCGCGGAGGTTGGGGCGATCAAAAGCAACCCCGCTGCCGCTGAACTCCTGTCCACAGTCGTGGAGCATGAGTTGAGCGTGTACTGGGAGTCGGCGGACGGCCATCGGCTCAAGTGCCGCTTCGATGCCATGACCAGCGACGGCATCGCCATCGACCTCAAGACCACCCGCGAGGCAGACATCCTCGCGGACTTCTGGAAGTCGGTGATGTCGTTCCGCTACCACCTCCAAGATGCGTGGTATCGGTGCGGGATGGAGGCGATGGGGCTGGAGCCGCAGCCGCTCCGCTTCATCGTCATCTCCACCTCTCTTCCGCACGACTGTCAGGTCGTGACTCTGCCTGCGGCTGTGGTCGCAGAAGGCCGGCGGCTCATGGATGCCGCCCTGGCTGAACTCCGTCTTCGTGAAGACCTCGACTGGTGGTTGCCGGAAACGCACGGCGAGGTCGTTGAACTCCAATTTCCGGCTCATGTTCTGGGGAGAATCTGAAATGACTTCGGTAATCGCAGAATGGCCCGCCAGCAGTGGGCATCTCGACAAACTGTTTGAGGCCAAGAGCAAGGCGCTGGGTGCGATGAAGAACGCACCTCGCACCAGCAAGAGCCACTTCGGCAAATACGCCGACTTGGCGACCGTGCTGGACACGATCCGCAAGCCGCTTGCCGACAACGGCCTCGACGTGATTCAGTGTTTCGTGCCGTACGACGAGCAGCACGTCATGCTCGTCACGACGCTGGGGCACTCGTCCGGTCAGTTCATCCGTTCGTTCCTGCCCATCAAGTCCTCGCTCCAGCCGCAACAACTGGCGGCGACGGCGACGTACCTCAAGCGTGTGGAACTCGCGGCCATCGTCGGCTGTGCGGCGGAGGACGAGGACGACGGCGAGACGGCCCAGCGGGTTGCGGTCGCAGCCGCCATCACCGACGAGCCCAAGATCGAGAAGGCGCTGATCGCCAACATTCGGGCCGCGAAGGACGAGGTGGGTGTGCAGGGCGTTCTCGGCCGCGTCGAGCGTGGCGTCGAGGGCGGGCAGTTGTCGGCCGCTGCGGCGGAGCGTGTGCGTCTGGTGGCCGCTGACTGCGTGGCGAAGTTCGCCAAGCCGGCGGCCAAGAAGGAACAGCGGGAGCCGGTGGCGGCTTCTTGATCGGAACTGGCAGGGCAGGGCCACCTCCTCAGCGGCACGCCGGATGCCGTCCTCTCATCCGGCACTTCAAACCATGACTCAAGACATTCAACGCTACATCACGCTGGCTCAGGGCGTTTCGGCGCACGCTCAGGCGGGAACGCTGGCCCACGAGACGGCGGTGTCGTTTTGCAAGGTCATCCTGCCGGCGTTGCTGGTGGAGATCGAACTGGCCCAGCGGGTAGACGCCCGGCTCTCGCAGATGTTCCCGGCCCCTGCCGCCCCGCAGCCGGAGTGTGCTGCCACCGTGTGCAGCAGCCGGCGGGCACCCCCTGCTGGCGATACGGCTGGGAAGGCCAAGAAGAAGCGGGCCAAGCGGGCCACCAAGAAGTCCAAGAAGAAGGAGGGCAAGGATGTCCACGCTGCTTCGTGACTACCAGCGGTCTGCCGTTGCCGCCGTGTGCCGTGCCGCCAAGAGCGGGCAGAAGCGGATCGTCGTGTGCCAGCCGGTCGGCTCCGGAAAGACGGAGGTGATCGCGGAACTGTGCCGCATCGCCCGCTACCCGCTGCTGATGGTGCCGCTCATCGACCTCATGCGTCAGGGCCGCGACCGTTTGGAACTGCGGCTGGACGAGCGATGCGACATCGAGCAGGGCGGGAACTTCGCGGAAAGCATCGAGGGGCTTCGCCGGCGAGTGATCGTCGGGTCGCGTGACAGCCTGCTCTCCAGCGGCCGGTACAAGGCGACGGCCTACGAGCGGGTGTCGCTGGTGCTGGTAGACGAGTGCCACGTCGGCATGACGCCCCGCATGGAAGAGATGCTTCGGTGGTTTGAGCAGCGGGGGGCGACCATCGTCGGCTTCTCGGCCACGCCCTACAAGGGCAAGGGCAAGGCGCTGCGGTACTGGCCTCGCCCGCAGGTTGTCTATTCGCTGATGGACGCCATCAACGACGGCTACCTCGTCGGCCCGCAGTGCTTTCTCAGCGAGGCCAAGTCCTTCGACCTGACGCTCGTGGACGACGAGGCTGGCGGCTGGAACAAGTCGCAACTGGCGGCCGTCCTGACTGCCGAACACTTCGCCCAAGAGGTCACGAGCCTCGTGCTTTCGACCTACCGCAACCAGCCGTCCGTTGTCTACGCCTGCAACCGCAAGCAGGCGGAACTGTTCTGCGAGGTGTTCGCCCGCTACGGCGCCCGTGCCAGTCTCGTCCACTGCCGCCAGAACCCGGAGGTGCGGAAGGCAAACATGGACGCCTTCCTGGCCGGCGACACCAAGATCATCGTGAACGTCGGGATCTTAGGGTACGGGTGGGACTTTCCGGCCCTCCGCAACGTGTATATGGCGGCGCCGACGCGCTCGCTTTCCCGCTACGAGCAACGTCTGGGGAGAGGAACCCGCCCGCTGCCCGGCATCATCCATCCGGAGATGAGCCGAGACGAGCGGCTGGCGGCGATTGCGGCCAGCGAGAAGCCGCACTTCAACATCTACGACATCACGGACAGCAGCCGGAGCCACCAACTGCTCAACGCCCTGCAAGTGCTGGATGCCAAGAGCCGGGTGCAGACGAAGCGCCGCGAGCGGCTGGCCGCATCGCTGTCGATGGAGGGCACCAGTGCCGTCGAGGCGATCCGGCAGGCCGATGCCGTCGATCTTGCGGAACTGGAGGCCCAAGCGCAGGAGATCATCGAGAAGCGGAAGCGTCTCATCGTCGGCGTGAACTTCGACCATTCCACCCGCGACCTGTTCTCCGAGCCGGAGGGCAAGAAGAAGCGTGGCTGGCGAATGATGTACGGCAAGTACAAGGGCGTGCCTCTCGACTCCATCCCGGAGGGCTACCTCTCGTGGGTGCTGGACTCGCAGAAGAAGCAGACGCCGTTCAAGTCTGCGGTTCAGAGGGAACTGAGCCGCCGCAAGGAGAGCCCTGCGTCCCGGTAGGAGGCCGCGTGAGTGAAGGATCACCAGATGAGCGTTTCATATCTGAAATCGGCGTGGCAATGGCTGTGGAGCGGCTGCTTCGGGCAGGCTTCCACGTTGCCGTTCCCATCGTGGACGACGGCTACGACCTGCTGGCCTTCGATGTGCGTCGGTATTGGCGCATCCAGGTCAAGGCGTCCTCGTCTCGTGGCCCGAACCGGTCGCGGATTCGCATCCAACGCGGGAGCGACAAGCAGCATGTGTATGACCCGCGTCACGTCGATGCGTTCGTTCTTGTCAACACGCGGACGAACGTCGTCATGTGCGTTCCCGTGTCGGAAACAAACGGCAGGCGGTGGGTCTCCTGGCGGGCTGCGGACAAGTGGTCAGACATGGGCGTCCTCCGGAGCATCCCCCGCATGAGGTGAGCCGCATCGACAATCTGAACGGCTGCGTGGGTTGGGAGAACCTCTGGCACGCAGACGCATGACCCACGACCAGAAGGGATCGTGACGAAAGTGGGTAGGCCAGCCGCAAGCGACAGGGCCAAGTCACGCGGACAGCAGGATGTCCGATAAGCAGGTCGCATGCCTCCGCCCCTGCGGCAAGGAGGACACCCCTACGTCCTAACTGACAGTGGGCAGGTGGCGGCTAACCCTAGCCTTCGGGCTGGGGATTAGTCGCCGTCCACCCGCAGCGAGCCTTCAAACAGTGAGCAGGTTTCTTTCACAGATCGCTTTTTCACCAAAGGAGTGATGGGTATGGCTGGATTCATGGCGCAGGCGTTGGGCGTTCTTCTCAAAGAAAACAAGGGGTTGGTGGATGCCGCCAAAAGACTGGGCGGGCTGGCCGCTTGTCGTCAGGAGAAGTTTGAGCACAGCGTGGACTTGAACACGAAAGAGGAGTCGCATCGGTACGTCATCGCGTTCGCCACTGAGGAGGACGCAGAGAACTTTGCCCATGCCGTGTGGGACATCGTGGATTTGACAGCGGAGAGGGGCGATGAGTGATGGACGCAAAGAACTGTCGTCGTTCGCCGCCGAGTACGGCTTCTGTGCGGTGTGCTGGGGCCGAGAGTCCCTGCACATCCACCACTTGCAGCAGGGGGCCGGTCGCTCCCACGACCGCAGGAACCTCCTGCGGCTCTGCATGTGGTGCCACGAAGGGCTGCACTTTGGCGGCAAGCACGACCTCAAGAAAGGCATGCTGCTCACCGCCAAGCGAGAGGTTGACGACGCCAACTACGACCCGTCGTGTCTGGCTTCGCTCCGTCTCAAGAGGCATCTCGGATACGGCCCGGAGCGGTATCCGGTGCGTGTGTTTGTGTTTCGCAGGAAGAACGGAATCCCGAAGGAGTTGAAGGACATGGCGATCAACAGCCGGCAGAAGGGCAAGCGTGGAGAACTGGAGGCAGCGGCCGAGTGGAACCGTCTGGTGCCGCAGGCCCACTCGCGTCGGTCGCAGCAGCACAGCGGAACCGAGTCCGCCAGCGACCTCATCTCTCCTGGCACGCCGCACTTGTGGATGGAGGTGAAGCGGGTTGAGCGTGGGCTCAACCTGCACGCCGTCATGGAGAAGTCCCGTGAGCAGTGCGGCGAACTCTGCCCGGTGGTGCTGCACCGGCAGAACGAGAAGGAGTGGCTTGTGACGTTCCCGCTGGAGCAGATCAAGCGGTTCGTGCAGCAGGTGCAAGGAGCAATGTGATGAACGCACGGGTCATCGACTGGGACGGAGACGACGGCGAGGAGGAGGAAGTCCACAGTCCGATCCCGGACAAGGACGGCTGGGTCAATCTCAAGGAGGGCAAGGGCGATGCGGGTAACGCTGGAGTGGTTCGAAGTCAGCCGAGCGGCGCTGGTGGGCGTAAGCCGAAACGTCGAGGCTCTGCGAAAGGGTCTGCAAAACGCCCGTCCCACAAACGAAAACGACTGGCACGTTCACATTCTCGGCGCTCTCGGTGAGTGTGCGTTTGCCAAAGCAACCAACCGGTACTGGAACGGCAGTGTCAACACCTTCAAGTCAGGCGGCGACGTGGGCGACAGCATCCAGGTGCGCACGCGATCCAAGCACTTCTACGAACTCATCGTGCGGGACGGCGACAGAGACACGGACGTGTTCGTCCTCGTCACTGGCGGCCCTCACGAGTTCACCATTCGTGGCTGGATGCCTGCGTCGGAGGCGAAGCAGCCGAAGTTCAAGGCCAACTACGGCGGATACGGCGATGCGTATTTCGTCCCGCAGTCGGCGCTGCGTGCGATTGACCCGCTTGTGTGCAAGGAGTGCTAGAGCATGAACACCACCACGATGCAGACCTACACCGGAAAACTGATCGACCTTGCGAACTTCCGCGAGGAGGACGTTCGACTGCCTGACATCTCGCACGCCCTGTCCATCATCAACCGCTTCACCGGGCACAGCAAAGTGCCGTACTCGGTGGCCCAGCACAGCGTCATGGTGAGCCGGCTGACGCAGCCAGAGAACGCACTGTGGGGGCTGCTGCACGATGCCAGCGAGGCGTACCTGGGAGACGTAGCCACGCCCCTCAAGAACTGCCTGCCCGGCTACCGGGAACTGGAGGAGCATGTCCAGCGGACGATTGCCCGCGTGTTCTACCTGCCCTGGCCTATGCCGTCGGACGTGAAGACGGCGGACCTGCGGGCGCTGATGGGCGAGAAGCGGGACATCGTTCCCGGCACTGCCGACTGGGGGATCGACGTGGAGCCAGCGTGCGGGCCCATCAACCCGTACTGCTGGACGCAAGCCAAGACGTTGTTTGAGGACCGCTACAAGGAGTTGGTGCCATGACGAAGGTGACGCATGATCGGACGGTGAATTACGCCAGTGGGGCCGTGAGGTCGAGCGATGCGGAGGCGACGAGGTACGACCTCATCTCCCCCATCGGGCTCGCTGCGGTGGCGGCGGCGTGCGCTGAGGGGGCTGAAAAATACGGGGACTACAACTGGGAGAAGGGCATGCCGGCCAACGACATGCTGAACCATGCCCTGCGTCACATCTACATGTTCCTCTCCGGCAACCGGGACGAGGATCACTTGGGCCACGCCGCCTGGAATCTGATGGCGGCAATCCACTCGCTCGAGGTCTGGCCGCACCTCAACGAAGGGACTCTCCGGAGCGGCTACTGCGAGGCACCGACAAAGTAATGATTGCCGTCGCCGTAATGGACTACGACGACGAGAACATCGTTGAAGAGTGCGAGACTGGATGGAAACGGTTTTGCGCTGAGGTTCTCGTTCGGACCCAATACCACGTTCGTGAACTGTGCCTCCGCCATCGGCGGCTGGGGTACAGCCAGATGATCCCCTCCACCCGTAAGGAGTGGGAGATTCTGCGACGGCAGGTGGCCGCCTACCGGTGGGCATTTGAGGGCACGGGCGGCCTGTTCACATTCGACCAGACGTGCCTGGATTTGGGCCTCGACCCGGAGATTGTGCGGCGAAAACTGCTGTCTCTGTGCCGGCCTGAGCGGGACATAAATCTTTTGGTGAAGTGGGTCGCCCGCCAAAAGGAGAAGCCGTATGCCGACCGTAGCCCAGAAGGTAAGGATGCTCGTGGATTGGGCACCGGCCTTGTCGCTGCTGTCCGAGATTTCCGCAGCCGACACGGCCAAAGAGCGGGCAGAAGGGGCGCTCAAACTCATGCGGTTTGTCGCTACCAAGACGGCCACGCCCATCGACGACGACCTCTGTGAGCGGGTGGAGGCGTGCCTCCTGAGCCCGCAGGGGGAGGAGTTGTTCCGGTACATCGTGGCCCTGGTCACGGCTGTGTCGCAGGCGGAGGTGGACTGATGGGTCTGTATCTGATCGCCGCTGCCGCGTTTGCGGTGGCTGCGGGAGCGTCCGCCCTGCCGTACCTGACTGCGGCCCGGTCGCCGGGAGTCTCGCCGGTTGACCGGGCCGGGTGGGTGAATCGCCTGTTCGTCCTTGCGGAGCAGGCGGAGGAGGCTGGGGAGGTGGCAGTGGCGTCGGCGGCACGGTCGCTGATCGCGGCCCTGGTGGCAGAGAAGGAACTCCCGAAGAAGGCCCGGTAGTCATGGCACGAACGGTAGCAATCTGGGCTGGCCTGCTGATCGGCATTGGTGCCATGACGGCGACCGTCTTGCCGGTGGCTTCGGTGGTGAAGCCGGTCGTGCCCGAGCCGTCTGGTGTCCTGGCTGGCGTGAGCCGTGCGGACGCGGAGATACTGCGGCAGTTCCACGCCGCCGTCGCGGACATTGTGGTGCGGGACGACTTCGCCAAAGACCCGGTGTTCAAGACGGTGTTCGACCTCCGGAACCGGTACAAGTGCGCCCTGTCGATGGCGTTTGAGAACACTGGCATGGTCGGCCGGTACGCCGGGTTGGGCTCGCGGCTCGATGAGTACCTGCTCGCGGCCGTCGGGGACAAAGACCTTCCGCTGACTCCCGAACTCCGGCAGTCCGCAGCCCGAGCGTTCACGGCCATCAAGTAGGTGGGGCATGACTGACTTCTATGCCTCGCCGGAGGACATCGTTCGGGCGTACAACGACGGGCTCGTGGGCTCGTACTGCGACCCGGATGCGACCGCCAGTCTGCTGCGGTCCCTTCCCATGCCGCTGTTTGGCAGCACGCTCTCTGGCAGCGGGGCCGGCAAACTGTCGCTCGCCTACAAGGCGGTCGTCCACTGGGAGACGGCGACAGGCCGCAAGCCCTACGACGAGACGCAGACGACGGGCGATTGTGTCAGCCATGCCGTGCGGGGTGCGGCGGACGTGGCCCGAGCCAACGACCCAGACCTGCACTCGACGGAGGACTGGGTAGACCGCACGGCGACGGAGCCGTTGTACGGGGCACGCGGCCATGGCGGGCAGGGGGCGACCTGCTCTCGCATCGTGGAGTGGGCGCACAAGACCGGCGGCTTGATGCTCCGCAAGAAGTACGAGTCGCTCGGGCTCGACCTCACGGAATACGACGCACCGGTCGGCATGCGGTGGGGTTCGCGTGGCGTTCCGTCAGAGGTGACGAGCGAGGCGAAGAAGCACCAGATCGGGACGATCAGTCTCGTGACGACATGGCAGCAGGCGAGGGACGCCATCGCCAACGGATACGGTCTGGTGTGCTGCTCAAACGTCGGGTTCGCCGGGATGCGGCGGGACAGCGACGGCATGATCCGCCCGTCTGGGACGTGGAACCACGCGATGCAATGGCACGCGGCGGACGACACTCGTCCGGGAGACTGCCGGTTCGGTGTACAGAACTCGTGGGGATGGAACGCTCACACCGGCCCGAAGGTGCATGACCAGCCGGAGGGGTCGTTCTGGATCGACCAGAGGACGGCGCAACGCATGATCGACCAGGGCGGAACCTATGCAGTATCGAACGTGGTTGGCTTTCCTAAGCGGACGCTCAAGGACTGGGGCGCACGGGAGATTCTCGGATGAAGATTTCCATCGCTACTGTCGCCGTATGGCTCGCGTTTGCCCCTGCCGCCCCCGCACCGCAGCCCAGTCCGCCGCAGGTGAAGTGCTGCGGCAAGTGCGGCGGGACGGGGATGGTGCCGACGGGCGACGGGATCACGCGGGTGTGGTGCCAGTGCCCGGCGACCTGTCCGTGCGCCAAGAACAGGCCCAAGCCACAGCAGTGCGTCAACGGAAAGTGCGTGAAGTAGCCATGCAGGCCGACGAACTGTGCGATTACGTCCGCCGCCGCCTGCCTGTCCGGACTCGTCTGGTGGGGAAGGAGCGGCTCAACGACTTGGTGCTGATCGCGGTGACGGAGTGGCCGATTGAGCCGCTGATGGCGGCGGGCAGGGGGTCGGGCGAGGAGGAGAAGATTCTGGACGCGACCACCAAGCGGGTGACTGCCACCTACGAGGCGCTGCGGGGGAGCGAGGAGACCTACGGGTTCTTCTGGACGCTCATCCTGTCGGCCGCTATCTCGGCCATCGTCCAGCACATCCTGGAGTGGTGGCTATCAAGAACGGCGAATCGCGTGAAGATGGCCGGCTGGCAGTGTGCGGCACGAGGTGAGGCATGAGCAGCGTGGAAGTGTACGAGACAGCCCTGCGGATGTGGGAGCGGTACGGGTTCGGCCTCATGTTGGCGACCTTCGTGCTGTGGTTCGTGCGTGTGGACATCGTGCTGCCGATGGTGGAGTCGCATCAAGCGTTTCTCCGGGAGATGTCCCTGACCCAGCGGGACATTGCGGAGGCCGTTCACGAGCAGACGAAACTGCTCTACGCCTTGCAGCCGAAGGTGGCTGCGGCACACGGCGTGGAAGAGGGAAGGAACTGACCGCATGCCGATGAACCCCCGCACCCTGCGTCCCGGCAGCACCTTCACGCCCCGCTCCATCTCTGGCCTTGCCCTCTGGCTGGACGCGGCTGACACCTCGTCGCTCTACACCACCGACGCTGGGCCGGTGACTCCGGTGTCGGCACCTACGGAGATCAGTGGGTGCGCGTTGTGGCTGGATGGTGCGGACTCGTCGGCGGCGAGCATGTTGCTGAACGGATCGCTTGTCGAAACGTGGAAGGACAAGAGCGGAAACGGCAGGGACTTCACGGCAACCGGCACGGCACGGCCAACGCTCACGGCGACGGCCATCAACTCGCGCAGTGCCGTGACGTTCAACGGATCGACTAACACGCTGACCGGCAATACGGCCACACAGGACGTTATCCGCAACCTCGCCGGGTACACCGTATTCGCGGTGCTGCGAACGGCGAGCATCGCCGCTGGCGAACGGCTTGCGTTTGGCGTCGGGGCAACTGTGATGTTCCGCACCGGGCAGACCGACAGCCGCTCGTTCATCGGTGGTCGTCGCGTTGCCGCAGACACTCTGGAAAGCGTTATGGGGGCCGCGAGTGACCTGTCCGTTGGCACTACGTTCATCCAGACGGCAGCGGTCAACCACGCCGCGCAGTCACTCACGGGCCTGCGAAATGGCGCTGCGTTCGGCTTAGACACCACCTACATGGCGGCTGGCGTCAGCGAGAATGTGGCGTCATCGGTGTCGGTTGGCACCCAAGCCGGTGGGACATACGGATTCTGGAATGGAGAGATCGCGGAGATCGTAGTCTTCAACACCGCCCTCTCCACCACCGACCGCGCCCGCGTCGAAGCCTACCTCGCTGCGAAGTGGGGGATCAGCGGCGTCCACGCACAGGCAGCGGCGACCAACGATCCGGTGGGGCATTGGCGCAACAAGGCCGGCGCCGGTGCCTTCACTCAATCAACTGCTTCGCTTCGCCCCGTCCGCAACCTGTCGTTTCAAAACAGCAAGCCAGCCGTAGTTGGCGACGGGGTTGACGATTGGCTGAGTGCCGCAGCATCCAGCATCGGCCTTTCCTCTGTTACGGCGGCAACAGGCTTCTTTGTGTACCGCAGCACCGGCGGCACCTCTGCGTGGGACTTCGGCATATCCGCGTCGGGAAATCCGACTGTCGCAGGGTTAGTTTATGATGACTTCTTCCGAAGCGTCAGAACGCCCGGGTCGTTCACGGCTCCGAGCATTGGAGTGACTGCCGTAACATCGCCCGCGTCGGGTGGCCGCTCATACAGGATAAACGGCGCTGCCATGTCTTTTGCAGACAGCGGAGCGTTTGCCACGCCGACAACTGCATACGTTGGCGGCGGCCCGACGTTTCCGTCTGGCTTTACGTCGTTTGGCGGGGGCGTTTGCGAGTCGCTGGTGTACGGCAAGGTCTTATCGGCGTCGGAGATCGCTCGCATCGAACGCTACCTCGCCGCCAAGTGGGGCATCGCCCTCGCCCTGCAAGTCAGCAACGCCGACGCCCAAGACTGGGTGAACCGGGTCTACGCCAACGGCGGCACTGTTTCGGCCACTACGGCGAGTGCGGTCAACACCTTCTGCAACGCCATCGACGCGGCTGGCATCCGCGACCGCTTCTACCGGCTGAACCTGTTCTGCGGTAATTCGGATGCGAGCCTGATCGCGGTGCGAACGCCGCTCTATCGCAGTCAAGTGCCGGGTGGCACGCAGTTTGGCAACACGCTGGATACGAACGTCAACTTTGCCATCACCGACTATGCGGAGACGGGAGCGAGCGGGGGACTCTTAGGCGACGGCACCAGCAAATACCTCTCTACTGGACTGACGCCAGCCGCGATGCCTGAGATTGCAACAGGTCACCTGTCGGCATACATCCCGTCGCTTGCTCCTGGCAGTACCCGCGCGTTGATGGGTGCAGCGAGCGGGTCGCAACAGTTTCAACTTACTCATCGCTTGACGGGCGGAAACCAAGTCCAGGTCCGCGCCACATGGGGCGGAACTTCAAGCAGCGATGACACCTTCGGGGCCGGTGTAACGACCCTCCCAGGCGGACTGTGGACGATCACTCGGACGAGCAGCACTGCGATTACGAAGTACAACAATGCCACCAGCAAGGCGACAGGAACAACCAGCACAACGCCGGCAACACATACAAATGGCTGGTTTGTCCATGCCAGCAATTCAGCGGGAACGGCGGCATCTTTTGCTAACCACAGGATTCTTTCGTACAGCATCGGCGCAAGCATGACCGCGCAGCAAGTCTCTGACTACAACGCGGCTATACAAGCGTTCCAAACCGCACTGAGTCGTAACGTATGACCCTCTCCGACATCGAACTCCCGCCGTCCGTAGAGTTCTGTCAGAACCATGCGCTGGTGTTCACTCCGCAGTTGGCCGCGAGGCTCGCAGAACTGCACGCCGAGTACGGCAGACCAGATTGCATCGCCATGCCGCGACAACTCACAGACGGCAGGCTCATGCTCCCGGCCACGCTGCTCTATGCGATCCAGCCGGGTGGCTGGCTACATGGGATGTGGGAAGCGGCAGACAAGGCGATGTTGCTGCCTGCGGTGGAGGTGATCCCTTGGAGCGAGGCGGTGGCACTGCTGCCGCCAGAGACGCCGATGCCGGTGGAGGGGGAGTAGCGGCCTATCCACTTGGCCGGCATGCGTCAGAGTGCAGTAATGCACCTGACAGCAGAGCAGCAGCGGCTTGCCGAGCAAGCGATGGAGATAGTGCCGAAGGCCATAGTGGCTTTCCGGTGCCGGTATCCTTCGCTGCGGCGGCAGGTGGCGACCATAGATGCCACGAGCGTGGCGTACCTTGCCGTCTGCAAGGCGGCGGTGACCTATGACCCCGAGCAGTCGAAGGTCACGACCTACTTCTCGATGGCGATCCGCAACGCACTGCTCAAGGAGATCGACAAGAACCGCCGCATGCGGTACGACTCGCCGGATCGTGTGCCGATGGCGTTGGCGGAGGCTCTGGCCGTCAGCAAGCAGCACGGGTTCTCGACCCGCATCCAGGCGGCTATCGCCCGACTCCCTGCCAAGTCCCGCAGACTGATCCACTTGCGATTCTTTCGTGGACTCAGCCTGCGGGAGATTGGCGAGCAGTCGGCGTGCGACCCGCGAACTATCCAGCGGCGACTGGCCGTCGCTTTGGATTGTCTGGGAACGCTTTTGCAAAGCGAGCCGCTTGTGCCTTGAGTGCCCGGCTGATGGAGTTGATGTTCCACTTGTAGCCGTTCGGCCGGCGGACGTTGTAGTACGCCAGCGTCAGCCGCTCCAGCGACCAGCCCTCCTTGCGGCAGCGGGCCATCTCCTCCACCACTGCCCGCTCCTCGTGGTCGGGCAGGTAGTATGAGTCCTTGCCCTTGCCGCACTTCTTCCAGCCGATTGGTGCATGGCGTCCGTGTGGCTTGCCCGCCTTCCGCTTTTCCCGCAGGCTGTCTCGGGTCCGCTGGCGGATGAACTCCACCTCCAGTTCCGCGAACGCCGTGAGGATCGTGAACACGCAGCGGCCGATGGGACTGCCGGTGTCCAGCCCGAGATCGAGGGAGTTGAACGACACCTCCTTCCGGTTGAGGAGTTGCATGGTCTGGGCGGCGTCGATGACGGAGCGGAAGGCCCGGTCGAGTTTCGCCCACACGATCTTGTCGCCCGGCTGGACGAGAGCCCACACCTTGCGGCCCTCGTCCCGCTCAAACATCGGCTTGGTGCCGCTGGTGGCGGAGTCGTATAGCCAGCCGCCGTAGGTGTAGCCCTCCGGGACGAGTGCCCGCTTGATGTACTCCTCGCACACGGAGCGCTGGGCGTCCTCCGTGATGGTCTGTCGGCCGGTGGATGCCCGGCCATACGCATAGACGATGGGCATGTGTGTGCCTCCTAGATCAAGTAGAAGAAGACGAAGACCACGACGCAGAGCCAGCCGAACGGCCCCATGTAGATGGGCTCGGTCGGGTCGATGCTGGTGCGAACCATCAACGCCAGGATCGCAAGCCGGAACACCCACTCGATAGGCCCGGCGTCGAGGCCGAGCATGTTGCGGAACCGTTCGCGGACGGTGCTGTGGCTGTACTTGTAGTCCAAGAAATCCATGTCAGTTTTCCTTTCAGAATGAGTCGGGTCCGGGAATGTAGAGGTCACCGAGAATCCACTCCGTGATGCCGGCGATGGCGTCCTTGCTGCACTTCCACCGCATGCCGCCGTCTCGCCACGACTTCCCTTCCTCGACGGCAAAGAACTGGCTGTGCTTGCGGGCGTAGTCACCGTCAACGTGGTGATGCGTCCGCCCTGCGTCGTCGTACGGGCCGACCTTGATGAGCAGCCGCTTGCCGTTCTGCGCCGCTGTCGGTGCGGTGCAGACGTGCAGGGTGGCGCCCACGAAGGGGATGTGGGCACGGTATCCATGCAGTTCGTCAAAGACCTGCACCACGCATGGCGGGCCATCGGCCAGTGCCCGCTTCAGACGGGTGGCAAACAGCCTGCACCTGCGGGCCAGCGTCTTGTACTTGCGGTGTTCAAACGGCTTGGCCCAGTTCTTCGGCGCTGGCAGCAGCCCGCGTGGGACGTGCTGCCACACTCCAGGCAGTCGGGGGACGTGCGTGGCAACGCCGTCGCGAACGATGTAGTGCATGCGGATGTCGTCCGCGAACACCCGCCGCTCGTTGTACGGCGTGAACGCCCGCACATAGCGTTTCCATGTCTCCCGAATCCGCTCGTGCCGCTGGCGGTTCTGCCTGCGGTAGTACGTGTCGGGGCCGGCGACGGAGTAGGCCGTGCCTCCGTTCGCCGCACGGTACACGTACGCCAGCGGTACGACGAGCCGGTCTGTCTCGTACGCAATCGCAATGGCGCACGGCCACGCCCGACTTGGAGCCGCCACCACGCTGCCGTACAGGGACGAGGACCGGCGTGCTCCAGTCGAGTGTGCATGCAGGATCGCCTCCAACTGTTCGTAGGTGTAGACCTTTTTTCTGAGTTTCTTCTGTCGCTGTGTCATGCTCATGCCTCCTGTGTGAGCGGCACGACGCGAGCCCACTTGGGGATGGCGTTGTGCCAGTGCGAGTCCTTGTGTCCCGTGTACGCCACGACCACGCGGGCACGGGGCTTCTTGCCATGCCAGTCCGTCGCGGCGTCCGTGATGAGAACGATGGAGTCAGGCTTGTCGGCCCGCTCCACCTGCTCGATGGCGGTGGACATATCCGTGCCGCCGCCACCGTGCCACTCAAACAACTTGGTCGTGGCGACCATCTTGTGCGACTGCACTTGCGTGTCGGCACAGTAGACCTTGACCCGCCCCAGTTTCCGCAGCCCTTGAGCGATGACGGAGAGCGCCTTCGCCTGGATGTCCGTTCGCATCATGGAGTAGGACGTGTCCACGATCACGACGGCGTGCGGCTGCACGGTGATGCGGCCGTGCAGGAGTGGGGCATCGTCTCCCGGCGGCTGCTTGCGTGACCGGCGGCGGTGGGAGTAGTCCCGTCCGCCGA